AGGTGTAGAAGTTCAAATGAGAAGAAAAGGGTATTTTTAGAAGGTGTGGGTGATTTGATAGATAGGATAGAGAGTTTAGAGAGGGTCTTAAAAGCCGAGGAAGCTCGTAAGGTTGGGGTGAGTGCAATTGACTATTCTAAGGAGCAACTGAAGGGAGGCTTAGGCAAGGGGGGTATTGAGTCCTTAATTGATAAGACTGATAGGTATAAGAGGGATATTTACTTAACATGCGTGGAATTGGTAAAGAGGAAAGACCAAGTCTTTGCTTGCATTAATGAAGTAGCTGACCCACGGTATTCATTGCTATTAACATTGAGGTACATTGAAAGGTTAGAGTGGGGTGAGGTGGAACAAATAATGGGGTTAACGACTAACTCAAGGAATGTTTACCATTCAAAAGCCTTAGCGGATTTGAGGTTACCTGATGAGGTTAATAAGGTAAGTGAGGTCAATGAGGGGTTAGCTTAGGTTAAGGTTTACCTTCATAAGGAAGGGGATTAAATAATTGAATATATAGAAGAAATAGGCTTAGAGGTATATTATTGGTATTGATTAAAGCCTATTATTTTTTATATTTGAGGAGGTCTTAGGTATTTACTTCTAATCAAAGATAGTTTGAAAGTATAAACTTTTTTAATTAAATATAAAGATTTTTAATTAAATATAAACATTTTTAACTTTTTATAAACATTTTTAACTCTGAATGCGTTATTATAGTAGTATGAAGATTAGGCGAGGTAGTTAGTCCATTCATTTTATTTTTAGTTAAAGTTTCTACCTTCATAGTTAAGAAAAGAGAAAATCAAGTTGTACATTTTTATTCATTGTTCGTTCGCAACCTCGTCTAGTCTTCTTTTATAAATAGAGTGTAGTTAACACTCTTTTTTGTTGTATATGAGGGTATAAGTATTTATAAGAGATTAATAAGAAAGTTGAGAGAAAAACCCCCGGGGTACTTGAAATCTTAGAGGGGGTATGGAGGAGAACACCATGCGTGTAGATAAGACCGGGGCGCATCGCACCGAGTTCGAGAAGAACAAGAAAAGAATACTGAAAACCCAAAACACTTGTGGTATTTGTGGTCATGTAGTTGATAAGAAGGTAAAGTTTCCAGACCCTTTGAGTCCAGTAATCGACCACATAATTCCAATAGCTAAGGGTGGTCACCCTTCAAGTCTTGACAACTTACAGTTGGCACACATGCAGTGTAATAGGCAAAAGTCGGATAAGTTCTTTGCAGGAGGACAAGACAAAAAGACTGATGTGATAGGCAACAGGAACTTGCCACAAACGATAAAATGGGTAAATTATTCAGGAAAATAGAAAAATTAGTAAAAAAATAGCAAAAAACACGAAAAAAAAAGGTAAAAATTGATAAAAATGATTAAAAACGCTGATTTATCAAGGTTTTTAAAACAAAATAAAAGTAAAAATGTTGATTTATCAAGGTTTATGGGGGGTATTCCCCTCCCTTTGTGCCGGTTGACCTTCACGCCGTCACTGTACATATTTTTTCGTGAGAGTTATAAACATAGGAGGAGAGGAGTGAAAAATTTGGAGAGAAAAGGAATTAAGTACTTAAGAGATAAATTGGTAACAACCACTTACCGAACAAACTTACGATATAAGCAGTATGCTATGAAACATGAAGAAATGCAAGTGGGTATTACCATTCCGATGTCGTTAAGACAACAATATTTGTCGGTTCTAGGTTGGTGTACTAAGGCTGTAGACAGTTTAGCTGATAGGTTGGTATTTCGAGAATTTGAGAATGATGAATTTAGGGTTAATGAGATTTTTGAACAAAATAACCCTGATATCTTCTTTGATTCTGTTATATTAAGCTCTTTAATCGCAAGTTGTAGTTTTGTTTACATATCGAAGGGCGAGGAGGGTATTCCAAGATTACAAGTAATTGAGGCGTCCAACGCTACGGGTATTATCGACCCAATAACAGGGCTGTTAACAGAGGGTTATGCGGTATTAAAAAGAGATGATTATGGAAAAGCAGTAATTGAGGCGTATTTTACAGATTCAGAGACGGTTATTATTGATTCAAAATCGAAAGAAACGACAGTAATTCCAAATACTGCTGGTATACCTTTATTAGTGCCTATAATACATGCTTCAGATAGTGTTCGACCTTTTGGAAGGTCAAGAATTACAAGATCGGGTATGTATTATCAGAAATTAGCAAAAAGAACACTTGAGAGGGCTGACGTTACAGCTGAATTTTATTCATTTCCTCAAAAGTATATTCTAGGTATGGATGAAGATGCTGAGCCATTAGAAACTTGGAAGGCTACAATATCAAGTATGTTGCAAATCACAGCTAGTGGGGATGGTAACAACCCGACTGTTGGGCAGTTCACAACACCTTCAATGTCGCCTTTTACAGAGCAACTAAGAACAGCTGCGGCATTATTTGCGGGGGAAACGGGGTTAACCCTTGATGATTTAGGATTTGTATCGGATAACCCTTCAAGTGTCGAAGCAATTAAAGCGTCACATGAGAACTTAAGGTTAGCTGGTCGTAAGGCTCAACGCTCGTTGGGTAGTGGGCTTATAAATGTAGCTTATGTAGCTGCTTGTTTACGTGATGATTTTCATTACAAACGAAGTTCCTTCATAAAAACGAAACCTAAATGGGAGCCGTTATTCGAGGCAGATGCAAATATGCTAACTTTAATTGGTGATGGTGTACTTAAACTGAACCAAGCAATTCCTGGGTATTTGGATGCCAAGGTTGTTCGTGATTTAACAGGTATAAAAGGTGATTTAAACGCTGTACCGAGGGTTGAGGAAGCTACTGCAAAACTTGCTGATAGTGGAGATAAGCAAAAAAACAGGATAATATCCACTTATGAGATTACTTCACTTTTGAGTAATTATCAAAAAGGAGTAGTTTCTAAAGAAAACGGGGTATTATTGCTAATGTCAATGGGTCGAACGAAAGAGGAGGCTGAGATGATGTTAAATAATACGGAAGTGTTGGTTGATTCAAATGAGTAATGACATTTTACAAAAAATAACGGCAACTTTTGAGCAAGAATTGAAGGATATAGATTTTAATGCAAAAACTTACGCAGATGTAAATGAATTTGCATTAGCAGTTGGGGAGACTTTAGCTGGTGCTTTTGAAAAGCACATAATAGTTGATCCTAAAGATATTATTGAGGAAATTTTAAATGATCGGTTGTTAGAAAATCATAGGTTAATCACTAATCAAGGTGTATTGGTGCAAGGTTTATTGAATAAAAAAGCTGATATTGGGTTAGCTGTTCAAGTTCCTGAATTTAACAAAAGTCGTCTTGAGGGGTTATTAAGTAGATTATTAACAGAAGACTTTGAAAAGTCGAAATGGTTGTTAAATGCGCCTATTGTTAACTTTAGTCAGAGTATAGTTGATGATATGATTCGAAAAAACGCTGAATTTCATCATAATGTTGGGTTAGGTGCTAAAGTAACTAGAAAAGAGGGCGGTAATTGTTGTAAGTGGTGCAAGAATTTAGTTGGGGTATATGCTTACCCTGAAGTGCCTAAAGATGTTTATAGGAGGCATTCAAATTGTAAGTGTACGGTTGAGTACGTTCCTAAAAAGGGTGTTAGGCAAGATGTACACACCAAGAAGTTTGATTATACTTTAAGTGATTTAAAATAATAAAATTTGACCTGTCGCAAGTCTTTAAACTAGGCAAGTGATTGGAGTGGAGGAGAACTTGTAATATGGTACGATATGGAAGTCAAACCCCCTCTCAATCGGTGGTTTTGAAATATAACGAAACTAAATATCAAGAAGCTATTGATTTGTACGAGAAAACCAAATTAGAGGTTTATGACTGGCAAAAGTACCTTCTAAAAGACATAATGGCTATTGAGCCTGATGGGTTATGGACTCATCAAAAGTTTGGGTATTCATTACCTAGGAGGAATGGTAAAACTGAAATAGTATATATACTAGAGCTTTGGGGTTTACATCAAGGTTTGAACATCCTTCATACAGCCCACAGAATAAGCACATCTCATTCATCTTTTGAAAAAGTAAAGAAGTACTTGGAGAAGATGGGGTATAAAGACGGAGAGGATTTCAACTCTATAAAAGCTAAAGGTCAAGAACGTATTGAGCTTTATGCAACTGAAGGGGTAATTCAATTCCGTACAAGAACTAAAAATGGTGGATTAGGTGAGGGGTTCGATTTAATGATTATCGATGAGGCTCAAGAGTACACTTTAGAGCAAGAGTCAGCCCTTAAATATACGGTAACTGACAGCCCTAACCCATTAACCATAATGTGTGGAACACCTCCAACACCAGTATCTGTAGGTACTGTTTTTACTAAGTTTAGAGATGCTTGTCTATTTGGTACTAGCAAATATTCAGGGTGGTCTGAGTGGTCTGTGGAAGAAGAAAAGGAAATTGATGATGTTGAGGCTTGGTACTTAACGAACCCTTCATTAGGTTATCATTTAACAGAACGTAAAATTGAGGCGGAGTTAGGTGAGGACAAGTTAGACCA